GGCACAGGATGTAAACGGTGCCGGTGCCACCCGCGTTCGCGGCTGCCGTGATCTTGGCCTGGATCGTGGTCTCTTCGGTAAAGAGCTTCGGACCCGTCTTGATGGCCTGGAACGGGCGCCAGTTCATGCCGGCCATGAGGTCGGTCACGGTGTCGCCCGTCAGGACGCCAGAGTCCACGAGGTAGGTCGCGGATGCGGCGCCATCGTTCGCGTTCGTGTAGGTCGTACCATCGGCCAAAGTCAGCGTTGCCGCCCCACCGCCGTTGGCCGTAAAGCCGACATCGATCTCGAGCGCTTCCGTGCCCGTGTCGATGTCGTCGGTGGCCATGAAGCCCCAAACCACCAAACAATTTTTCGGCAGCTTGAACATATTGGCGAGGTCGTTGGCCGAAGGGGCGGCGGAATACGTGTACTTGCCGAACGCCACCTTGCAGTTCATGTGCAGCCCGTGCCCAGCAGGCTGAGCGTAGCTGTATTGGTTCGTTGATACTGTCGCCATTGTGATGCGCTCCTAGTTATCAGGCGTCAGCCGCAGCGGCGAAGTAGCCCGTGACCACACCGTGATCCTTCAGGTCCGCCGTGTCGGTTGAACCACTGCCGAAGCGCATCTTCTCGACTTTGTACCACTGCTTGATGCCGAGGCCGACCGCGCGCTTGTAGTCGAACTCTTCCTCGACCGTCTGCGGGCGCATGGCCCACGCGATGGCCAGCGCCTGAGCGCCGCAGAGGTAGCAGGGACGCACCACGGCCGACGAGTTGCCGACCGCTCCAAGCGAGGGAATGTCCTCGATCTCGTAGATCGCGACGTTCTCCCACATATAGTCGGCACCGTTGAATAGCGGGTTATCGATGCCGCGATTGCGGGCCTCACGATTGGCCTGCAGGAACGTCGAGTTGGCCGCGAGATCACGCACCATCTGCGTCGGCGCGAAGAGCACATAGGCATCGCTCTCACCGATCGCGGACTTGGCCTTGAACGGCCGAATGCGCGGGTTCGCAGTCTTGGCGATCCGCTTCATAAGCGAGATAGCGTCCGGCGTCAGCTTGTCGGCCGACGTGTCCACGTTGCCGAGCGCCGTCGAGTGGTCGGTCGAGTGGTTGCCGATGGCCGCGCCGAACAACACGCGATCGGTGTTATCCACCAACCACGCATCTTTCTCCGCTTCCGAGGCGCTCGCATACGCCGTGCCGTTGATGGAGCCGAGCGCCTCGATGATGTTGTCGCGGTCGAGTTCCATGTTCCAATCCATCAGCACATCTTTGTGTGCCTGACGGAGGTCGATGGCGGTCTTCTGGGCCTCGAACTTCTTGAAGCGCACGGCGTGTGCATATTCACGCACGCGCACTTGGAAGCTGCGCAGCGTGGCGTCCTCTTCGGCGCCTTCCAGCGCTTCCGATGTGCCCTTGGCCTCGCCGGTCAGGCGGTTGATCAGCGTGAACGTGACGCTGTCGCCCGGCTTTTTGGTGAGGTCTTCCTTCACCTGAATCATCTTCGATGATCCGGTGCCCATGAACTGCTTGAACCAGTTGTTGTTCAGGTATTCACGGAAGTAGCGTTCGTCCCACTGCTGGACTGTTAGGCCAGATGGGACAGCGGTCTCTGCCATTGTCCTGTTCCTATCCGATCAGATCTTCGAGAGACGCCCGCGACGCAAACTGGCCGCTGGTCGGATCACGGTTGACCTTGGCCGATGTCGTGGACGCCAGCGAACGAGGGACAGGCGCTCGTGCTGCGGCAGGGTTTGCGGACGGCGCGGGATTCGGGTTGCCGTTTCGCTCGGCCTCCCACTTCTCGCGGAGCTTGCGCTCGTAGGCTTCTGGATCGTCACCGATGTCGCGATACAGACGGGCCTTGCGGCCGATCTCGTAGGCTTGGAGGGCCGGCGTCGGATGAGCACGGACCGCATTCGCGAGGTTCGGATTGTTCTGTGCAACCTCGATAAAAACGGCAATCGTGTCGTCGTAGTCGGAAAACTTCTCCTTGGCCCTGGCTTCGGACAAAAATAGGCGCGTGTTGAACAGCTCTTGCTCGTAACGCTGAGCATGAGCCTGCATTTCGCGCTTCATCTGGTCCTGCTGCCACTGGAACGCGGCATTCGGATCAACGTAAGGATCGGGCATCTCCGGCTGCTTCGGCTGCTGTTGAGCCGCCACCTGCCTCTGATACCAATCCTCGTATTCCCTGACCTTCCGTTCGTATTCCTGGCGCTTGCGGCGCTCGTCCTCCAGAGCAGCGCGGGGCACGACGGCTCGATCGTCGTCTTTCTCTTGCGATGCGGCCGGCGGCGCCGCGCGTTCGCCCTTGGGTTCAGGCGCCGTGACAACGGGCTCCGGCTGTGCGGCCGGCGTTGCTTCAGGAGCCTGCGTATCGCTCAAAAGATCGTCGAGGTTGTCGGTGCTCATGGCTGTTGCTCTGTCTCAATCGCCCGGAGACCCGGCGGCGGCACGCATACGAGTTCACGCCCGGAAACCCCGGCGGCAGGACGCGAATTGTTTACGAGATCGCCCGTCACAGCCGGCGGCGCTGACTCACAACGGTGGCTGATTGCCAAACGGTGGCGGCTGCGCCGGCTCTTGACCTTCCGGCAGCGATAGGGATTGCGGCGCGGGCCGTGGCATCGGTTGCTGCATCGGCTCGGGTTGTGGTGTTGGTGGTGCCGCAGGTGCCGGCATCGACAGGCCAGCCGGAGAGGGTGCACCCGGCTGCGATCCCAGCACCTGCGGCGACACGATGACGCCTTGCGGCATCTGCGCCATGTCGGCCTCGACATCGATCTTGCGCGTCTCGGCGCGGAGCTTCTCGATCTCGGCCAGCCGCTTGTCGATTTCGCTCTTGGCCTTGTCCATCTCGAGTTGGAACGCGGCCTGCTTGGCCTGCTTTTCCTCGGGTGTCTCGGTGCCGCCCTTCAATTCCTCGAGCAGCTCTTTCTTGTTCCGCAGGTTCGAGGCCATCAGGTAGACGCGAGGCGGGAACGTCACTGCCGGCGCCAACTGAACGAGAGCGTTGAATTGCTCCTCCTGCACGTTGGCCGTGTCGGGCACGTCCTCGATCGTGATGTCCATCCACATTTCGGTGGGATTGTTATCAACGCGGATGACCTGTTCGAGCGTCGGGCCTCGCATGGGATCGGCGGCGAGTTCCTGCATGGCCTGCTCGACTTGCGGCGGCTCCATGCCTTGCGAGGCGAAACGCTTGGCCAGTTCCTCTTTCAGCGTCACCGGGCGGTTGATGCCCACGAACCTGACGTTCTGCTCGTTGTCCGTGACCCGAATCCACCAGGGCTCGCGCTTGTATTGGCGGATCAGATCCCAGATCCCGCGATAGACGCGGCGGCGCAACTGCTTGTGCTGGTCGATCAGCGCATTGAGCTCAGTCTGCCCGCTCTGCTGATTGAGACGGATGGCGCGGCCTGATGGGGCGCCGTCGTCCTTGCCCTGCATTGCGGCGTTCGGGCCGAGCAATTCGATCTGCTGCTCGGCGTGGTTCATCATGCTGATTTCGCCGGCCACGAGCGAGGTGTTGTCCATCAGCTCGAAGCGAAACCCAGGATTGACGGTGATCATGCCGTCAGGGCGGGCCAGCTCCGTCTTAGTCGCGTCCTCATCCTCGACCGCGCCGCGCTCGGTGATGACCTGGCGCATCGCGAGCCGGTGCAGAGCTTTCGACCGGCGCTTGTTGATCTCGTCTTGGATGTCGATCATCGTTCGGACGAGGCCGTATCGGTTATTGTCCCGATCGACGAAGGCCGATTGTAGCATCAGCGGGCACCACGACCGCCCGTCCTGATCGACGAATGGCACGGGGTAGCTGTCGAGCTTGCCGCCCTTGGCAAACACGCAATACATCCACTGACCGTCTTCCTTGTGGTACATCTGGACGATGCGAACGCGCTTGCGGGTCTTGCCGGAGACCCACGTCTTCCAGCGCGGGCGGTCGTCATAGGTCTGCGTGAATGACGCATCCGCAATCGTGCTGTCGATGATGTCGGCGGCATCCGGCCATTGAGCTTTCGCCTCGCCCTCGTCCATCCACACATAGCCGCCGAGGTAGCGGGCGTCGGAGAAGTCCAACTTGCGCGAGTGCGGATCGTAAAATAGCCGGTCCCAATCCCACTGCTTGATGTCGATGTCCGGGCCTTCCCGGCCTTGCTCGATGACCAGCTCGACGCCGCCGAAACCCTCGATGAGCATATGCTCCCACGTCGTCGAGAGCTTCGGGCCGAGTTCCGTCCGATCAGCCACGAAGCGCAGCGCGTCGGTCGCGGCCTCGCTCGCGCCCTCGTCCTGCGGATTGCGCGGGAATGCTCGCGGGTCGGTGCGGTTGGTGGCTTCCCAGCCCTTGAGGAAGAGCACCTTCGGCTGGATGCGGTTGATCACCACGTCCGGTTGCCCGCGCTTGCGGAGCGTGGCTTTCTCGGCTGCGGTGAGTTGCTTGCCGTCGAAGTAGTCGCGATCCCGCTCGGCCGCTTTGCGCGCGGCGTCCGAGGCTTCCTCGGCGTCCTCGACCCAGGCGACGAGGGTCTCGAGCGGTGTTGCGGCTTCGTCGTATCCGTCTCCGCTTGGCGCTTGCGGCACCTGCGGAACGGTCCCTGTGTATTGCTGCATTGGCTCCGTTAGGCTGCCTTCCAATCGCCAGAAGTCTCCTCCTGCCGTCGCCGGCTGAACGCCTTGGCCCACTTGTCGGGCCGCCCGGCGTCGGGCCGTGGTTCTTTGCCGCCCACCATCGTGTCGAGCATGCGCCCGATCATGCCGAGCGCGTCGATCTGGTCATCATTGCGCCCGGCCGGGAACGTCAGCATCTCGCCCATGAGGTCGGCAATCCACGGCGCCGACTGCGGCAGGTAGACTTTGCCCATGGACGCGCGGGCCTGGAATGATCGGCACCGCGTCGGCTTGTCGGCCACCGAGGTCATCTGATCGCGGAAGCAGTAGACCTTGCGCTCCCGCATGCGGCGATCGATGAACGGGCCGAGTGACTTGATAATCTGGCCGCTTTCCTCGCCCCATCTGAGCGGCTTGTATTTGTCCACCATGTCGATGAAGGACTCGACCCAGACGTGGCTTTCGGCCTGGCCGCGCCAGATGTCGATCACGTAGAGATTGTCCTCGGGATCAACGCCGATGACCGCATGCACTGTGTAGTCGCCACCCCTGGCCGTCACCGCGTAGTCTGATGCGCCGTACATGCGCAAATGCGTCGGCTGCTGGTCGTAGTAGCGGAACCACTCGCGCTTGAAATAATCGCCTTCGTCGGGCGTCGGGCGCTGCTGATAGAGCGCGGACCAATCACGCTCGCCAATCGCGGCCTTGATCTTGTTGAGCGTCTCGACGGGATACTTCGCAGCCCAGAGCGCGCGGCCATCACTGAGGATCGCCGGCAGGTCGAGGACTTCCCACTTCTCGCCGCCCTCGGCTTCGGCCTTCTCGACGCGCCCGGCCCAATCGTCTTCGTGCCAGCGTGTGCAGATCCCGACGATGGCGCCCTCGAATGGCTCGGCCTTGCCGGTGCCGATGTCATCGAGGAGGTCGTGCCAGAGTTCGTCGTCCTCGGTCAGGTCGCCCCGGATGTCGCTCTCGAGGCGGGTGTAGGCGGTTGATGTGTACCAGCGCCAAACCTTCTCGCGGTGCCGTTCGCTGTCCGCTTCCTCGCGGTCCTTGAACGGGTCGTCAATGAGCAGGATGTGCGCACCTCGACCAGTCGTTGCTGTGCCGATGCCAACTGCCGCGTACATGCCGCCGTGTTGCGTGTGCCAACGATTTGCGGCGCTGCTGTCCTCAGCCAACGTGGTTTCGAATACGCTCTGATAGTCCTTGCTGCCGACGATGTTGCGGACCTCACGCCCAAAGTCGGCGGCAAGATCGCTGTTATAGCTCGCGGCGATGATGTGCCGGCGGGGATAGCGGCCCATGAACCACGCAGGGAACCGCTTAGACGCCAGCTCGGACTTGCCATGGCGCGGCGGCATATGAATGCGCAGCCGCTTGATTTCGCCACGGGCAACGGCCTCGAGCTTTTCAGCGATCATCTCGTGATGCGGGGCCGGGCGGTAGCTCTTCAGCGTGTAACGTGAGAACGCCACCAGGTTCTCCGCTGCCATGTCCCGGCGTAGCAACTCCCTCGCGGCCCATTCTGGCGATAGCGAGGAGTTCGGCTCGGCTGTAGTCACTGGCCTCCCGCTTGTGGGTTGTCTCGACTTGCTGCTTGGGCTTGCCCATGACGCGGTCGAGCACGGCTTGCGCTGCTACCAGGGCAACGCGATCGTCGTCACTGTCGATGAGTTGAGCGAGCTTGCGCATTGCCTTCTCGCTTTGGTCTTCAGCGAGGGCTGCGAGTGTCTGGACCTTCTTAGGTCTTCCATTGGGGTTGCCGGACTGTCCTGGCTTCCAACGGGTGTGCATCGGCGGGGACGGCGTGTAACCACGGGTTGCAGCCCCTGTTTCTGCATCCTGTTCCAATGTCACTCCTGATACGTCTTCCGGTCACTGGCCCATAGGGGCTTGGTGGTTGACGGGATGTCTCGGCCTTCCCATGATCTGCCTTCACAGGCAATGCGGCGGGCTTCGATGAGAGAGGCGTGTAGTCCGGTCACCGCGTCTACATAGACGCCGCAGGTGCTGCCCTGGTTATGGATGCAGGTCTTGCAGATGCGGGGGTCGTCGTGCTTGGCGATGGGCATCAGGCGGCGCTCGCTTCCTTGGCGGCAGATTCGATGCCTTTGAGGACGGAGATCATATAGCGGGCGTCTCTCTCGTCGGGGATGTAGTGGGCTGCGATTTCTATCGCGTGCCGGCGACAATAATCCGTCCTCGAATACAGCCCGCTCACCCGTTGCGGGCTGATCCCGAGAACTTCTCCAATCTCCTTTCCCGTCTTCCCTTTTTGCCGCTGGTGTTCGACCCACAGCTCAACCTGAGTGCATGAGCATCGCTTGCTGTGCGGCACGCCGGCCGGCAGCGTATACGGCGGGTATTTTGTCGGGACTTTCACGACTTCAACATATCTCGGCAGCAAGCCTGTTTTGGGCAGAGGGTCCCAAACCATCTCCGTCACCGGCGGCTGATAAAACTCGCGACAGTCGAACTCGATCCATTCCGTCATGCGGCGCAAGCCTGTTTGATGGCGAGGGCGAGCCGAGTATCGGGGACCGCCTTCACGATGGTCTGAGGCTCGACGACTGTATCATCGTCGTCGCGGCGACGGAACTTGTGAAAGCCCAGCCAATTAAAGATCGTCCCCAGGAACGTGCTGAGCAGGCTGATATAAGCACCGATGCCGAT